AGGTCTTGGAGGATCTGAATCAGCCGTCATTCGTATGGCACATGAACTCGCAAAAATTGGATTCGATGTCACGGTTTACAATGACTGTACTTCTGACGACTCGCGCCCAGGCAATTATGATGGTGTAATCTATTCTTCAGTGAACACGGCTAGAGCTGTAGAAGAACAATACGATGTATGTATTGTTTCACGCTCTATTAGGCCTGTTGCAGAAGGTTGGTTAGTGGTTTCTAACGCCAAACACGTCTGCCTGTGGATGCACGATACGTTCTGCGAAGGCGACGACCAGATTGAGTATCTGATTAACCAAGGCAAGCTACAAGAGATCTTTACTCTTTCAGATTGGCATACTGGTTACGTCACTCACTGTGACCATGGTTTCCGCCGCAACTACGATATCCTCAAGAATCATATCTTCATGACTCGTAACGGCATCGGGAACATGAATCCAGGTTGGATCGATGTTCGGGAGAAGGATCCGAACCTCTTTGTGTTCAATGCTTCTGTTACCAAGGGAATGGTTCCACTTGTCAAGCAGATCTGGCCGAAGGTCAAAGAACGAATCCCCAACGCCGAGCTAAAGATCGTTGGCGGCTTCTATAAGTTCCGTGAGGCTGCTGGCCCCGATCAGCAGCAGAAGGACTGGGAAGAGATGGCCTTGCAGCATGGCAAGGATATACACTTTACTGGTGTCATTACGCAGCAAGAAATATCTAATATCCTGCGTAAAGCCTCGTACATGATCTATCCTGCCGGCTTCCCAGAGACGTTCGGCATCTCTACACTCGAAGCTCTGGCTCATAACGTTCCACTGATTACTTGCCGCTTTGGAGCTCTTGAAGAAACTGCAATTGATCTAGCTTCGTGGAAGATCAACTATCCGGTAGAACCCAATTGGGCTCTTCCATGGCTGAACCAAGAACAACAGGTAAACATCTTTGTTGACAAGGTCGTAGAGGCCTATAATACTCCCTACCTACAACAGCAGAAGATGTATGCTTGTAACCAGGTCAAGGACATCTGCACTTGGGATACTGTTGCTCTTCAGTGGAAGCAGCATCTGTACAAGAAGCTGGGAGAATACTTGCCGGTTGAAGAGTATCGTCAAGTTCAGAAGATCAATACAAAGGTTCGTAGGGTGTTCAATCGTAGGTTCTTGAATCCCGAAGAGATGGTAGAACCAAAGAGTAGCGAAACCTCACTGATTGCTGTTGTCACCCCTGTATACAATGCTGAGAAGTATATTGCACGATGCATTGAGTCAGTTGCTCAGCAAGACTACCCAGACTATATCATGTACATCGTTGATGACTGCTCAACTGATAAGACAGTAAGTGTTGCACAAAGCTGTATCAGCTCTCTGCCAAAAGAGATTCGCAATAGATTCATTGTTCGTCGTAATCGTGAGAATAAAGGAGCTGTCAGGAATCAAGTCGATACGATTGAACATGAGTGCAGCCACCGAGACATCGTAATGCTGCTTGATGGTGATGATTGGCTCGTTAATGATCCAACGCTATTCCACAAATACAACAATCTTTACAATGAGGGGGCAGAGTTTACGTATGGATCGTGCTGGTCTGTAGTAGATAACATTCCTCTGATTGCTCAGGAATACCCACCTGACGTAAAGGCAAGCAAGACTTATCGTAGCTATAAGTTCAACTGGAACATGCCATATACTCATCTACGGACATTCAGAGCTCGTCTAATGCATGACCATCTAGGTTGGCATGGTAGCTCAGCGTTCAGAGATGAGAACGGAAACTGGCTAAAGGCTGGTGGAGACACAGCCGTGTTCTATACGATGCTTGAGGCAGCAGACCCGAATAATGTTGTCTGCATTCCGGAAGTGGTGTATAACTATAATGACGCCAACCCAATCAACGACTACAAAGTCAACTCCAAAGAGCAGACAAAGAATGCTGACATGGTAGTTGGTAAGAGCTCCCCCTTCAAGCCAGGACAGATTGATCTGAGACCGTTATGAAAAAGATTCTAATTGCCATTCCTACTGCTCGTTATATCGAAGCAGACACGTTCAAGTCAATCTACGATTTGGAGGTGCCAGAAGGATATGAGGTTAACTTTCAGTACTTCTATGGTTATCGAGTTGATCAAATTCGCAATCTGATCTGCGACTGGGTTGTTCGCGGATACGACTATCTGTTTGCTGTCGACCATGATGTTACGTTTAGTCCAGGCACTCTAAGAAAGATGCTTAGTCACGATCGTGATCTTGTCGCTGGGGTGTATCGCCAGAGACTCGAACCACAGGCAATTGAGATCTATGATCTTAATCAAAAGAGAATGTCAATCGAACATATCCATGGAAAGTCTCTTGTTCAGATCGGTGGTTGTGGGTTCGGCTGCGTTCTGGTGAAAAAGGAAGTGCTAGTTGGCGTTGGATATCCCCAGTTTGAGTATCATCCAGCTCTCGATCATGGCAACACGATTAGTGAAGATACAGACTTCTGTAAAAAGGCAATGTCCAAGGGGTTCACATTATGGTGTGATCCAACCATCTTATGCGGTCACATTGGAATGACAACCATGCACGTGAATGTGCCAGCTGTTAATCCCGTTCATGAAAGACTTAGAGATCTGTCGCTAAGAGATGACCAACCAAAAGACCACGTTGACTATCTAAACGGAATGATGCTCGAAGGAGTACAACCAAAGGTAATCTACGACATCGGTGCTTGTGTTATGCACTGGACAAAGGAAGCTCGTAAGATCTGGCCCGAATCGAAGATCGTGATGTTTGATGCTATGAATCACGCCGAGTTCCTATACAAGGAATCTGGTCTTGACTATTACTGTGATGGACCGATCGGCGACTCAACTCGTTCCGTAAAGTTCTACGAGAACGCTATGGATCCTGCCGGCAATTCGGTCTATAAGGAAGATACACAGTTCTTTACAGAAGAACACGCTATCAACAAGACGATGAGATCGCTAGATGATATTGTAAAGAGTAATGCGTGGCCAAAGCCTGATCTTGTCAAGATCGACGTTCAGGGTGCAGAGTTGCTTGTTCTGAATGGAGCAAAAGACACTCTGTCGGAATGTAAAGACATTATCATCGAGCTGCAGCACGAAGAATATAACCTCGGTGCACCGAAAGTGGCCGAGGTTACAGAGTATCTTAACAGTATTGGTTTTGAGCTAGTCGCTAAAATTCACATGGGCAATGTTGATGGTGACTACCACTTCAGAAGAGTTTAAAACTCTCCACCATCGATAATACCAACAATATTAGTTGCATCTAGTGGCTTTACTTCATACTTGTTAGTGTTAGCGTTGAACACTAGTGTTGATCCACTGTCGACGTCTATTTCATCTACGTTTGGTAGATCTTCGATACTATTGATCTGATATTCACGGAACTGGTTTTTAACAGTAACAGGAGTGCCTGAAGAAAGTACTCCGTTGGTGTTTGTAACCTTAGCAACAATCTTTGTTTCAGGATTCGGATTTACTCTTACGTTAAAAGTCATCTCGTCACTCCTGGCGTCACAGTTACAATACCTTCAATAAGTCGACTTATAGCACCATTTGGATCTGTGAGCTCGCAGTCGTACAGGTATCTACCAGGTGTAATCGTGTTCGTGGTATTTGCTGTCATCGATAGTGTTACGATACCAAGAGTCGGTGAGATTGAAGTAGCAAAAGAAAAAGCGTTTGAAGAAGTGAAGTGCTTCCTCATCTGAGCGGCAGCTGAATACCCAGTAAGATCGACAGGATTCTCTTCGTCGTCAGTCACGTTGATTGACGTCTGAAAAGTTGTTCCTTGATCAATTACTATATTTGCTTTAATTGCCATTTATATTCTCTTATGGAATGATGGGGAATTGGCTTGTTGTAGCTAACAATGAAAATGAATTAGTGGCTACTGTTTGTTGAGTTGTTTTATGGCGAATCTCTGCTGTTAAAAACGACATCACACTCTCATTGAATTCATTTGCAAAAACTCTCCAAACTGCACCACCACCAAGATCTATCCAGGTATTTAGCGGCGAACTTGTGCCTTCTAGTGGATCTCCACTTGTTTGTTGCACCCTAATCTCGTACTGCGCGGCATTGAGAGGATTTGCAATCCACGAATATGATGCGCCGTCTGTAAATTCTACGGTACCAACTCCGGATCCATAGAGTGACCAAGCGGCTTCCTGCCCACTAGGATTGCCATAACCAGAAGCTGTATCATCACTCAACTGGACTTGGTCTACAAAGCCTCTCCAAGCACTTCCGTTCCAAACTCTAGCATTATCAGCATTTATCCAGCTCGAGCCGTTCCACACTTTAAGTAAAGCGCTTGTCTCGTTATATAGAAAGTCATCGTACGAGTTATTAATTATCTGCCACGCCGATCCGTTCCAAACATGCATTGCCATTAGATCTGAATCCAAATATCGCCCTGGTTAGAGGCGGTTGGCTGGGTTGAGGTTACAAAAACCTGCCCACCACTCGTGTAGCCACTGGTCACGTGACGTAAAATTGGAGCAGCTGCCGCAGCTGAAGATCCTGTAAATCCGGTTGGTCCTTGCGGTCCGGTAGGACCAGTAGGACCAGTAGGACCTGTAAGGCCGGTAGGGCCAGCTGGACCTTGAGCACCTTGAGGACCTTGAGCACCTTGCGACCCGGTAAAACCAATCGGTCCTTGAGGTCCAGTTGGACCTGTTGGACCAGTAGCACCCTGAGGACCTTGCAGACCCTGCGGACCTTGAAGTCCGGTGGGACCGGTTGGTCCTGTTGATCCCGTTGGTCCTGTCGGTCCTACTGGACCAGCCACCCCTTGAGATCCCGTAAAGCCTGTTGCACCCTGAGGTCCTGTAGGACCCAATGATCCGGTAGCACCCTGTGGGCCTGTAGGTCCGGCCGGTCCTTGAGCACCTAAGGATCCCGTAAAGCCTGTTGCACCCTGAGGTCCTGTAGGACCCGTTGGACCAGTAGATCCAACTGAACCTGTAAAGCCTGTTGGGCCCGTCGGACCAGCTGGTCCCTGAGCACCTTGAGGACCGGTAGGGCCCGTTGGGCCAGTTGGGCCAGTAGATCCTTGTGAGCCCGTGAATCCGGTTGGACCCTGCGGGCCCGTTGCACCCTGCGGTCCTTGTAGACCCTGTGGTCCTGTAGGTCCTGTTGGACCCTGCGCACCTACCGATCCTGTGAATCCAATTGGACCCTGCGCACCCACCGATCCTGTGAATCCAGTTGAGCCCTGTGGTCCTGTAGGTCCTTGAGGTCCAGTTGCACCGATAGAACCGGTAAAGCCTGTTGGGCCTGTAGGTCCTGTTGGGCCTGTGGGTCCAACTGAACCTGTGAAACCAATTGGGCCTTGAGGGCCCGTGATACCTTGGGATCCTGTAAATCCTGTCGGACCTGCAGGTCCTGCTGAACCTGTGAAACCTCTCGAACCTGTAAAGCCAGTTTCACCCTGAGCTCCGACAGGACCGACATATGTTGTCCAGTATAGACCAGCAGCGTTAGAAGCAAGAACCTGACCGACTGTTCCTAAAGCACCGTTAGCTCTAATACCACCTGCAAATACCGCTGCGCCAGAAACGTTAACTGTCGCTGCTGTAATTACATTTGAAACAGATAGGTTGGCTCCAACCGCAACGTTAGCGTTCATAGAAACGTCATGCTCGAAGATCGAGTTTGTGCCCGTCCCCGTAACAGCAATACCGTGTTCTACTTTAAATCTTGTATTGGCCATTTGTTCCTACTTTACTTAATCAGGTGAGCTACGATCTTAACCGCAGTGTTATTTACCAGCTGGTTCATACTGATTTCAACGTTAGCGTTGTTCACAGCCGCAGTGAATGTTCCAAGTGGAGCTGTTGTGTTTGCACCCCCCGATGCTGGCGGTGATGCAACAACACCATACACAGTTACATATGCCTCTGTGCCATCGTGGGCTACTACCATCTCTGCAATCTGGTTATTACCTGCATTTGATGCCTGGACCATTAGTTTACCAGTGCGGTATGTTGCCTTAGGGAAGCTATAGATGATACGTGGTGAAACGTTTGTTCCGATATCACCGTTAGCAGTAACATCGATCACATAATCAGAATTGATAGTTGCGTTACCACCGATAACTGTATTACCTACAAGGTTCGATGTGCCCGTGACTCTTAAATTACCACCAACGTTTGCAGTGCCAGTAAGGTTTAGGAAGCCACCGATAGTAGCGTTCGTTCCAACTCCAAGAGTTGTTCCCACGTTCGCTGATTGGGATACGTCGATGAAACCTGTAACTGTTGAGTTACCAAGCGCAGCGGCATTAGCTACAATCAGCTGACCGTTTGCAACAACGTTGGCTCTGAAGTTCGCAACGCCACCAACATTTGCTGTAGTTGCAACGTTGAGGAAGCCACCTATAGTTGCATTCGTTCCTACAGTGATTGTCGATCCGACATTAACAGCTGCTGATACGTTAGCCGAACCTGTAATGTCAAATGCAACACCAGGTGTTGTATTGTTGATGCCTACTCTATTGTTGACTTGGTCTACAAACAAGGTTCCTGCGTCAATGTTGACGTTGCCAGTAATCGTATGCAGGGTGCCGACAATCGCAGCGTTCGCTGCTACGTTGAATGTTGTTCCGCTAATAGCCGTATTGGTTGCAGTCGAGTTGCCAGTGATTGTAATCGCTGACACAGATGAGTTTGAGCGAAACACTTGGCTGGCTGCGGTAACCGAAAGGTTAGCCGTAGATGTTACTGACGAGCCCGTGATACCAACATTCGCAGCAATGTTGAAGTCTGTTCCGCCAACCGCTGTGTTTGTTGCCGTTGAGTTACCAGCAATCGCGATAGCAGTTACGGATGAGTTTGATCTGAATACCTGGTTGGCCGCTGTCGACAGTACATTAGATGTAGACGTCAGCTGAGCACCCGAAAGTGTTGTGTTACCTGCAACTGTAAGTGTATTAGAGAACGCTACTGTGTTTGTAACCGAGAAGTTTTCAGTAACAGCTACGTTCGAAACGAATGTGCCGTCTCCGAATACGCGAATCTTTTCACCAATAGTTACTGACTTAGCTACACCAATACCACCCGAGGTTACAATCGAACCCGAGTTATTTGAGATAGAGTTTGTAGTGTCAGAGATCGTTGCCTTACCGCCAACCTGTAATGCTAGACCAACGCCCAGACCACCAGCTGTGATGATAGATCCTGTTGTCGTTGATGTAGAGTTAACAGTGTCTTCAACTGTCAGCTTGCCGCCAACAACAACTGCCTTAGCAATACCGACACCACCAGATACGATTACCGAACCCGTAGAGTTCGATGTCGAGTTAGTAGCATCCTTTAACCTAGTTACGCCACCGATTTCAACGGCGCCAGAAACATTGGCTGTTCCTGTAATCGTTACAGTAGCATCTGGTGTTGTGTTACCAAAGCCAACTCTATTGTTTGTTCCATCAACAAACAGCACGCCACTATCAACGTTG